GTCGGCTGCGGGGTCTCTGCTGATGGACTTGCAGGTTGGGAGTGCGAGTAAGTTTAGTGTCGGTAAGATCGGAGCAATTCAATCTACTTCTTTAAGCTCCGGTGCTATATCTGGCTCTCACCATCGGGTGTATGCAGGATTTACCGCCAGATCAAATATTTTTCTTGACTCGGCTTCAAACACTGTAGGGTTTCAAGGCCCACTAATTATTGGGGGCAATACAGCAAATACGACAGCGCCGAGGCTGGATTATGACGACGCAGGAACCCTCGCCCAGCGCAACGGAGCGAACGCGCAGACGTTCCGGTTGTACGGCACGTACACCGCCGCCGACAATTTCCAGCGTCTCGCAATCACTTCGGCGAGCGTTACGCTGTCCGCGCTAAGCGGCGCAAGCGTCACGGCGACGGGGCTCATCCCGGCCGGCGCGGTTGTGATGGGCGTCACCTCGCGCGTCTCGACGCTGATTACAGGCGCGGACGGCTACCAAATCGGCACCGCCGCAGACGCTGACCGCTGGGCCGACAAGACCGGCGTGGCGGTGGGCACCACGACCGATAACCGCGACTGGACCGCCGGCACGATTGAAAATTTCGCGGCTGCGACCGACGTCATCGTGACCGCCAAGACCGCCAACTTCACGGCCGGCGCGATTGTCGTGACCGTCCACTATCTGGCCGGGCAGGCCGACTAAGGATTACGCATGTCGATCATTGTCACCATTACCGGAAACCCTGCCGAAGCGGCTGTCGCTGCTGCCGCCGCTGCGACGGGCGCGGCGTCCGCTCAGGAATACCTGCAGTCGCGCGTCGAGGCGCTGTGCGTCGAAATGCGCGACCAGTACAAGGTCGGCATCATCTCGTCGGGCGACTACGTCCTGCGCTTCACCGCCGCCGAGAACGCCGCCATCGTCGCTGCCGCCGAGACCGACCCGCTGATTGCCGGCCTGCTGGCCCGCGTGCGAGAGTCGGCCGAGGTCGTGCTGTACGCGCCGGAAGTCGTGCAGGGCGTGGGCTATCTCGTCATGCTGGAACTGCTGACCGCCGAGCGCGCTGCTGACATTCTGTCGTATGCGGTGGCTGTTGCGCCGGCTGAGCCCGAGCCCGAGCCCGAGCCGCAGCCTGAGCCCGAACCCGAGCCGACGCCCGAGCCGTGATCTGGAACACGCTGATTGCGCTGACGCAGTTGCTGAATGCGCTGCTGTTTGGCGAGCCCGACGAGTCGACGTCGGCGCGCGCACATCGGCAGCAGGAGCGACTACGCTGGCGAATCGTGCGCCGCGCGATCAACGCCGCTTTCTTCTGGCAGGCCGACCACTGCGAGTCTGCGTGGCTCGCGGAGCGCCAGCGTCGGCGGCTGCCGCCTGAGTTGAGATGACAGCGCACACCAACCAACCCGCCGCGTGCGGGTTTTTTTACGCCTGGACGGTCTGAATGGGCTGGAAAGTCATCGCTGAGCCGACGGTCGAGCCGGTGTCGCTCTCGGAAGCAAAGCTGCACCTGCGCGTCGACGGGTCGACCGAGGACGCGCTCATCACGCGGCTGATTACCGCGGCGCGCGAAGAGTGCGAACAGGCCACGGATCGCAGCATTTCAGCGCAGACAATTCTGCTGACGCTCGACGGGTTCGCGGCTGGCGACATCGTCCTGCCGCGCGGGCCGGTGACGAGCGTCACGCACGTCAAGTACAAGAACGAAAGCGGCACGCTCATCACGCTCTCGTCGGCTGCGTACATCTTCGACGACAGCGGCGTGATGCCGGCGCTCAGGCTGCCCTACGGCGGCACCTGGCCTGTGACGCTGGTCGAGCCGCAGGCGGTGCAGATTACCTACGCGGCGGGCTGGGCGGCTAACGTGTGTCCGTCTGCTCTCAAGCAGTGGATTATGCTGCGCGTGGGCTCGCTGTTCGAGAACCGCGAAGCCGACAGCGACCGGCCTGCGATGGAATCGCCGTTCGCGCAGCGCATCATCGACCGATGGCGGGTGCCCGGCGTATGAGGGCCGGTCTGCTCGATCAGCGCGTGACGATTCAGAGCAAGGCAGTAACGCGCGACGCCTACGGCGCCGAGGTCATCACCTGGACGGACGTGGCGACCGTTTGGATGATGGCCGAGACCATTTCCGGTCGCGAATACGTGGCGATGCGCCAGGCGCAGTCGGACGTGACCACGCGGTTCCGCTGCCGGTACGTGAGCGGACTGACCACTGCTATGCGGCTCGTGTGGCGCTCGCAGCCGTTCAACATCACCGAAGTGATCGACCGCACTGGGCGCAGGGCGGAACTTGAAATCCTGGCGTTTGCCGAAACGGTGGCGACATGAGCGGCATCGTGGTCCGCGACAACCTGCCGGACTTCAAGCGGCAGCTCGACCGGGTGGGCAACGAACTGCAGACGAAGTCGGTGCGCAGCGCGATGGGCGGCAAGGGCATGGCGGGGGTCGTGCGCGATGCAATCAAGACGGCCGCGGGCCTCCCTAAGTCGCCAAAGGCCACTGCGCCGCGCACCGGCAACCTTGCCGCCGCCGCCTATCAACTTAGAAACCGGCGCACGTCTACGCGCGGCGCCGAGCGCTGGCTAGTTGGCATCCGGCAGGGCAGGAAAGAAATCACCAACAAGAAAACAGGCAAGAAGCGCACGCTGCCCGACGCCTTCTACGCACGCTTCCTCGAGTTCGGCTGGATACCGCGCGGGCGCGGTAATCGCATCCGTGGCGGCAAACGTCGCAAGGCGCTCGAGCGGGATCGGCTGTCGGACAAGAAGGTGTCCTATCCGTTCTTCGGCAACGCATTCCGCGGCGTGCAGTCGCGTGCGCTTGATGCGTTCATCCGCGTGATGACGCGCGAGGTGCAGAAACTGGACACCATCAAATGAGTGCCGAGACCGTTCTTTACTCGACGCTGTCCAGCGCCGCCGCCGTGTCGGCCATCGTGTCGACGCGCATCTACCCAGACGTCGCGCCGCAGGAAGTCGCACTGCCGTGCGTCGCGTTCTCGCGCACCGGCACCGAGACTATCGGCACGCTGTCATCCGCAGTCGTGAGCAGCAAGGCGACCCTTGAGTGCTGGTGCATGAGCAACAGCCGTGCAACCGCCGAGACGCTTGGCGATGCCGTGCAGGCGGCGGCCGCTGCGCAGTGGTTTACGCCGACCAGCCGCCGCGCTGAGTACGACCAGGACGCGCAACTCTGGGCTGTTGCACTGACGTTCGACTACTGGGAAACCTGACCCCTTCCGCTTGACCTTGACGGGCCGCCACTGAGCGGCCTTTTTTGTTTCCACCGCACCCGCCTTGAGCGGGTTTTTTCGTTTCTGGAGCTTCAAAAATGGCAATTCGTGGCATCAATACCGCCGTCGAGGTGCAGGCGACCCTCGGGTCTGCGCTGACCATCAGCGCAATCACCAAGGCTTCGCCGGGCGTCGCGACTTCGAACGCGCACGGCCTGGCAAACGGCGACGTCGTCGTGCTCGCGGTGCAAGGCATGGCCGAACTCGACGGCCTGGCGGTGCGGGTGGCGAACGTGGCAACGAACACGTTCGAGCTTGAAGGCGTTGACACCACCGACTATGGCACGTTCACCAGCGGCACGGCGACCGAAGTCGCGACCTGGAACACGTTCGCGTCGCTGCAGTCGATTTCGCTTCCGAACCAGGAGGCCAACAAGCTCGACATCACCACGATTCACGACACGCAAGCGCAGGAAACGCTCGGCATTGCGGGCGCCGTGTCCGGGACGATGACCGGCCTGTTCGCGCCGACCGAGACCGCCGTCATCAACCTGCGCAACGCCACCCGTAACACCGACCCGCGTGCGTTCCGAATCACGTTCGAGAACGGCATCAAGGCCGTGTTCAACGCGGACGTGTCGGCGGGCCAAGGCTTTGACCTGCAGCAGAACAGCGTGGCGACCGCCAGCTACTCGCTGACGATTAAGCGCTTCATCAACTTCTACGCGTCCTGATGAGCGACCTCCGCGACCAGATGCGCCGCGCCCGCGAAGCGTGGTTCGAGCGTGGCGCATTCGGGTTTCTGATTCGTCGGCCAACGATCGAGCAGTTGCGGGCGTGGCGTGAGCTGCCGTGGTCCGACATGCTGGGGCGCTGCGTGGTCGATTGGCGCGGCGTGCGCGTCATCGACTTGGTCCCAAACGGCACCGTGGCCGACGCGGAGTTCGATGCGGATGCGCTTGCGGAGTGGCTGGCCGACGACCCGGAACTAATGGGCGCGCTAGCCGAGGAACTGCAGCGGCGCATCGCCGATCACGCAGCCAAGCGCGAGGCCGCCGAAAAAAACTGAGACTGGCTCTGCAGGGCGCGGAACTCGCCGCGGCGGGCGTCAAGCAGGGCCAGCAGCAGCAGGACGCATTCGCGGGCGTGTGCATCGCTGCGTGGAACCTGATGGGCGGTCTCGACTGGGCCGCGCTGCCGACGGTGGCCTCGATGCTGGATATCGACGACGTTGATCTGCTGGTCCGTGGGCTGGTGCAGATCCGCGACTGGCAAAAGCAGGAAGGGAACTAATGGCGCTGAGTCTCAAGATCGACCTCGAGGCCAGATTCGCGCAAGCGTTGGACGCCTTCGACCGGCTCGAGAAGCAGGCCGGGCGCAGCTTGAAGCGGGTCGAGTCGTCCGTCGATGGCGTAAACAATGCGCTAAACGCGATTGGTGTCGGCCTTTCGGTTGGTGCACTGGCCGCTTCGTTCAAGGCGTCAATCGACGAACTCGCGTCGCTAAAGGATGCGGCGGAGCAAACCGGGTCTAGCGTTGAGACCATCAGCGCGGCGTTGAACACGCTTCGCGCTGCGGGCGGCGGCGGCCTGGAGACAATCGTCGACCTGACGTCGAGGTTCGGCCGTTCCATCGCGACGGTGGACGACGACACGTCACGGGCCGCTCAAGCGTTCAAGGCGCTGGGCTTAAACATTGACGAACTAAAGTCGCTCGGCCGCGTCGACGCTGTTCTGGAAATCGCCAGGGCACAGGCCAGGTTTGCCGAGGACGGCCAGAAGGCCGTGCTGATCGAAGAAGCGCTAGGCAGGGGCGCGGCGCAGCTCATCCCCGACCTTAACGACCTTGCAGAAACGACGCTTGACGCCGCAACGGCGACCGGGCAGATCGCGGATCAAGCCGACGCATCACTTAAGTCGATCGCCGCGTTCCAGGCTCAACTGATTGCGCTGCGCAACGACGTCGCCATCAAGGTCTTGCCACCGCTCAATGAGTTGTTGCTGAAGTACCGCGCAATCGCCAGCCTGCGCGCCGGCCCGACGGACATCCTCGACTCGCTGCTCGGTGAAGACCAAGGCGACAGGATTGCTGGCTTTGAGCGCCGCATTGAGACGCTCAATCGAATCAGAACGGAACTTGAGCGAAGCGGCGATCCATCGCTCTTGCAGCGCGCGCTCAATCCGGCGCTTCGCACTAGAGACGACATCGATCGCGAGCTTGTCGATTTGGCCGGCAAGCTGCAGCGCGCAAAGGACATTCAGCGGAGACAACAGGAAATCTTCGGGGCCGTAGGGCTGGGCCAGGCACCCGAGCCGCGGGCAAGCGTCAGCGTTCCGGACTCTAGGCAGGCACGGCAGAGCGCGGAAGATGCGGCGAAGAGTGCAAGGGCGGCGCAGCAGGCTCGGGAGTCTTACGCGGCGCTAGACGAACTCATCAGCCAGTCGCTGATAGACGACCAGTTGCGTGTCCAGGCAGAAGCTGCCAGGGCGCTTGCGGAAGAACTAGACCGCGCCTCGCGAGCTTCTCTGCAGCGACAGGAAGCGTTCGACCGCGCCGAAGCGGACGCAGACGAGGCAATCCGCCGGGACATTGACGCGATCCGCGATGCCGTCGACCCGACGCGCGCGCTGTATCGCGAACTAGAGCGGGTGCGTGAACTCACTAGCGCTGGGCTGCTGCCGGCCGACATCGGCAACGCACGGCTGATGCAACTGTACGGGCAGATAGACCAGATTCTGCTGACGTTCCCCGAACTGACTGACGCGGTCGTCGACAGCGCCGAAAGCATGCTTGCCCCGATTGAATCGGCTTTTGAGTCGATGATCTTCCAAGGCGGGAAAGCCCGGGACGTTCTTGCCGGGCTCGCGCAAGACATCGCGCAGTTCATTCTGCGCCAGCAAATCACCGGGCCGCTGTTCGAAATCCTGGCTGGCAGGGCCACGAGCAAGTCGGTCGGCGGCACTGTGCTTGGCTCAATCTTCGGCTTTGCCGGCGGCGGCGACCCGCCCGTCGGCCGCTGGTCGCTGGTTGGCGAAAAGGGACCGGAGCTGATTCGTCCGCTCTCGCCGATGCGCGTCTATCCGTCGGGCATGGGGCCGGCCGGCGGCGGCGGCGTCAACATCGTGCAGAACGTCAGCGTAGGCGCAGGCGTTAACCGCGCCGAAGTCGCCGCCGCCATGTACGCAGCCAAAGAGTCGGCAAAGGCTGAAATCCTCGCGTCCATGCGGCGCGGCTCAACGTTTGCGGCGGCCTAATGGCGACCATCGCGTACCCGACCGCCGACCTGTATCGGCCCGCGTCGTTCGAGTGGGGCGAGACGCGCATCGTTCGCGTGACCGGCGGCAGTCCGCTCGGGCCATCCGAACAGACCATCGAAGCGCCGTATAGCCATCGCTGGCGTGCCGTCATCACGCTGCGCCGCTGCCGCACGTTCGCCGAGCGCGCGGGCGTCGAAGCGTTCCTGTCCACGTTGAAGTCCGGCGCTAACCGGCTGTCCCTGCACCACATGGCCCACCCGCGGCCCTATGGCACGCTGGCCGGCTCGCCCACCGTCAGCGGCACACCCGCCCAAGGCGCGACGACGGCGACGCTTACGGCCACCAACGGGCAGACCATCCTGGCCGGCGACATGCTGGGCATCACGACCGCGGCGGGCGTGCAGCTTGTGCGTGTCGTGACCGGCGGCACCAGCAATGGCACGGTCTCGGTGACGTTCGAGCCCGCGCTGCGCGCGTCGGTGTCCAACGGCGCTGCCGTCGTGTGGGACAAGCCGACCGCGCTTTTCCGGCTTGCTTCTAGCGACTGGTCCGCGCAGTTCGTGCCGGGCGAGGCGCCGCCCATCACGCTCGAGCTGATCGAGGTCACGGCGTGAAAAGTCTATCCATTGCGCAGCAGTC